GGGTCAACTACTGGATGTATATGATCTACTTGTACATCTGCTGCTACACACTCTTCCTTACACATAGCACACTTGTAATGTTGTGCCATTAGTCCTGTCTTCTTATTAGTCTTCCTACCAATCAACGCAGACTTAATAGCTGTATATTTTGGAGGCCACTTACGGGACGCTGCTCTTAAGGCAGACGTAATGAAGCTTCTAAATCTAGCGTCAGTCCATTGACCACCGTTTCTATTCTTTGGGGATAGTTTCATCTATGATGTTAGACATGTCGGCAACAGATTGTTCCTGTGAGAAGAGGTCATGAACAATGTCCAAAGTTTCTTCAAGAGACACAGCAACAAACTCAATAGCTAATTCTGTATTGTTCTTAATTTCTGTATAGAAAACAACATAGCCGTTAGCTACCGGCCTTATCTCAACTGACATGTCCTGTATCATGGTAGTCCTTCAATGTCTATATGATTGAAAACAGTCTCGCTTGGATACAATGTTTCTAGTCCATCAGATACACACTCTTCAACAAACTCAGATAAAGAATCTTCATCTAAGTAAATAGAGAGCAAGTCTTCAGGGTCTACAAAGAAAGTGACCGATACATTAATCTTAATCATTCCATAGCCTCCAAACGCATATCAATTAACTTAGCATACCCCATGATGTCATGCCAACTATCACGATGATAACAGTCTCCGTTAACAAGTCGTGACATTTTGTGAGCAATCATATCCAAAGCTTCTGCCATATCTGGTTCTAACATATGATAGTTAACTCCGTATTTCAAGACAGCCTTTAAGTCTTGGGCAGTGGTAGAAATATTCACAAATTCTCCATAATGTCTAGCTCTTCTATCTAAAGTTTCTTCGATGTTCATATTAATGCTTTCCACCTACAGTTTTAGTTGCCTCAGTTAAAACAAGGCTGTCCCCAAAACTATCATGATTAGGGTCGTATTCAAACTCACCAACATCACCATAAAATTTACTACAATATTCCATAACTTGTTTAGCAATTTCTTCATGCTCTTCCATAAAAGGTATGACGGACGCAAGCAAGACACCCATTCCAATCATGTCGTCCATGCTTTCTTTAGTAATAGTGATAGGGCCAAAGCCACTAACCAATACATCAAAGCCTCCTGACCACTCACCATCATCGAAAGTGGGACGAAGAATAACAGCTACATCATTGGGTCTTAAGTCTGATTTATTTTCCATGTTCTTCTTTCATTGGTGGTTGCCATTCCTGTCCTTCGTATCTACGAAGCCAAAGCAGTCTAGCATTTTCTAAAACTCTTGCTTCATTTCCATCATAAGCAAGAACACAAGCAGCATACATATCTTCTTCAGATGTTGTCTCAGATAAAAGCTTCTCTGCTTTAACAGGGCCAATGCCTTGTAAGCCAATGATATTATCAGCAGCATCTCCTGTCAATATTTGTTTGTAAAAAGAATGCATGCCCTCCTCAGGGGTGACATGATATCCAATCTTCTTTACAAAGTTGTAGTGCCAACCTGCTATCTGATCTAGGTCTTTATCTACAGAAGATATTATGCATTCTTCTTTAAGGACAGTTGCTTCAATAGCAATGGCATCATCTGCTTCTTGTCCTTCAATAACGACAGCACCCCACTCCTTCACCATGTGTTGGCGTAGAGCAGGGAGGTGTTCTGGTTTAGGCGCTGTTCTGTTACCTTTATAAACAGCAGTGGTTGCTATGTTGTTCCTGAAGTTATTCTTTCCTGTGAGAAAGAGTTTCCACTGGCTTACATAGCAACCATCAAAGGTGTTATCCACACCGCATGTAAGAATGTCAGCAATATAACTGTTAAGAGTAAACTTAGCAGTGATTATGCTTTCATCCTTACATGCAAAAGCGATGCGATATCCTATGATATCAGCATCAACTAAAGCTATCATCAGTCAGTCAAGCCAGCAGCAGGCTCTTCAACATCTTGCTTTACTTGTGGTGTAGCTTGCTGTTGAATAGTCTCTACAAGTTTAAAGACTGTCTCATAAGGAATTTTACCTAAAGCACCCATAATGACATTGACATCATTGATGTGGAGATCAAGTTTAATTTGCATTTTGTTTTCCTTTACAGAACGTCTTCATCATCAGCAGAGATACCACCGCCGCCTTCATATTCAACCAAGTCAGTGACAACCAGCTTGATCAAGGATGCGCTAACACCTTTCTTGTTTTTGTATGTCCAAGAGTATGTGCCAACCAAAGCCTTAGCCTTGCTGCCATTACCAATGTCTTCAGTGATTTCATCACCATCAACATCGAATGCTTTCATGGGTTTGTTCTTAGACTTACAGGTAATATACTTACCCATGTCAGCCTTCTTCTCACTGTCTTGATTAACAGACAAGCCCATTTCTTCTAAGGCTTCTGCTGCTGCATCAGACAAGTTACACAAGTTAACTTGGTAAGCACCACTCATCTCATTCATCTTGTTCAACTGCGCCCAATAAATGTCGCACTTAATCTTCAACTTCTTTCTTTCGTCAGTCATTTTAATTTCCTTTATCAAAACCCACCAGTAACGTCAGTGGCAATCACGCCAGTTGTTGCCAATCTTTCCTTCGGCATCAACAGGACATCTAAATTGTAACACTTCTCCTGCTTTTGTTGCAGCTTTTTCAATAATATCTACAGCCTGTTGTGCCTGAGATACATCCACTTCCCATTGTGTTTCATCATGTACAAAAGCTACCAGCTTTGCATCTATGTTAGCTTCATTCAAAGCCTTCGTAGATTCTATAAGCCATTGCTTAGCTACCACTGCACCAGCGCATTGAAGCAAAGTGTTTAGGGCAGCATGCTGTGATCTTATCCACAATATTCTACCATCAAGACCGGGCAACTTTCCATTACTGCCTATCTTGTTTATCTTGTCCTTCAGCTTCTTTAAAGCTGGAGTATTCTCAAGAAAGTTTTCAATAAGTTTCTTACCCTTTGTTGGAGACACACCAGCAGTGATTCCAATCTTAGCAGCACCAGCACCATACAACATTGCGTATGTCATAGTCTTTGTTTGATTACGAAACTTCTTGTGCTCACTATTACCATCATCCTTTGTTGTGCCTTTAGGAACAAGCCCAAAAGCTTGGCAGTTCTTCCAATGGATATCACCTTTCAAGAGTTCTTCTTGCCACTCTAGATCACGCATGTAGTGGGCTAGACAGCGCAGTTCAATACCACTCAAGTCCACGCCCACCTGCACCTTTCCTTTAGGCACAGTCCACATCTCTCTGCACTCAGCACCATAAGGATTACCTACGGCTGGAACCTGTGCCATGTTAGGACTACTGTGTGTACACCTACCTGTCACTGCACCGTTGGTAATCACCCTACCATGCACCCTGCCATCAGGTTGTACAAGCTCAAGCCAACTACTAATCTGTGCTGCACGTTTCTGTAGCATAAGATATTCAGCAACAAGCTTTGCTTCAGGAAGATCAATGCCCTCAAGCACTGTCTCATCCACAATGATGTTACCCTTCTCTGTCTTCTTATTGAACACAACACCTAAGCCCTGTAAACGCTCAGCTATTTGCTGCCTACTGCCCGGATTAAAGATGGTAGTTTTGTCTTTCAATTGCTTGCCTGTCTTATCAGACCAGCGTTGTTCAACAATAGGCTTAAACACTTCTTGCATCCGTCCTTCAATGTTAGCCATGCGTCCACTAAGCTCAGCTTGTAATAGCATAGCCTTGCGTTCATCAAGCATGAAGCCTGTGTCTTCCATCTTCTTACAGACAATGGCTACTTCATGTTCAAGCTGTATGCTCTTAGCACTGAAGCCTTCATCAGCCATCACTTTAATTAGATGATTGTGTAGTCTTCTAAGCAGCAACACATCTTGCTCACAATACTTAGCCATCTCTTCAGACCACCCACCATCAAAGTCTGTAAAACCATGCTTGGCATCACCCAAACGAATGCCCCATGCTTCAAGGCTGTGCAATGATGGTGCTTTCTGTCCTTCAATGCAAGCCATCTCAATGTCAGGCTTATATAGTCTAGACATAACAAGTGTATCAACCAGCTTGCTTGGTTGTATCGTTATGCCCCATATCTTCTGCAACACTGGTGCATCAAAGCCAATGATGTTGTGTCCACACACTTCATCATCGCCTAAGTATTGAAGCAGCCCTTCAGGATTTCTCCAGTGTGTACGCACACCGTCTTGCATAGTTACACAAAGCCATACAGTGTCATGGCTTGTGTTTGTTTCTATGTCAAGATAGATCATGAGGAACGTAGATTGTGTTCAGTGTTTCAAAGCTGCCATCATGGTTCTTCTTAACCACAACACTTGTTCTAACCTTAAGGCTTCCAAGCTTAGGATGATTGATAGCATGGACACCAGCCACTGTCACTTCGTTAGTGTCTAGATTTAATTCTTCCTTATCCTCATCTCTAATGAAGACACTGAAAAATTCTGCCTCTCCTGTAAAGGAGACAATTGGTTTCTGCTTCATAACGCTTCGCCTTCCTCTTCAATATATTCCAACATCCTACCAGTATGCTTATTGTAAAGCAAGTTACCAGCAGGGCCTGTAGTTCCGCTGAACCTGTTCTTAAGTACACGAACCTTAGTCATGTTGCGTACCTGTTCTTCTTCTGCTTGACCATTACGTTCAAGACCAATCACCATGTCACTAAGCTGAGCAATGGAGCCACTGCCTCTAAGCTGTGCCAATGAAGTGACAGCACCTTCTTCATGTC